CAACGGCGTAACTGTAGCCCATTGGCGTTGCAGCAAGACCGAAGGCGACCACACAGCAAGCTCTTATGGCACTTGTGGCTTTACACCTGACGTAGAGAAAGTAGACTTTGTAGCCTTTGAAGCTCTCACTGAAGAAGTTGTCATTGGCTGGGTACAAGAGTCTATGGACGTAGAAGCTCTGGAAGCTGGTCTTGATGCACAGCTTGCTGAGATGGCTGCACCGTCAACAGTAGCTGGTACACCTTGGTAATTAACTAAAAAGAGGATACAAACATGGGCGAGAAAAAAACAACTCCCATTGTAGTAAACGATGTTGAATACACTTTTGAAGATATGACACCCACACAACAGGCTTTGGTTAGTCACTGCAACGACTTGGATCGCAAGATTAAGTCAACCCAGTTTAACCTTGATCAGTTGTCAGTGGGAAAGGACGCATTTGTTAATATGCTGATTGCTGATCTTCAGAAAGTGGAAGAAGCTGAAGAGGCTTAAATGAAGCTGGTCTTTGCGTTGATCGTCATGATTGACGGTACGGTTGACGCAGAGGCCACTAGCTACTGGCACGACCTAACAAGATGCAGATGGTTCGCTGAAGAATTAACAATACAGGGAACTATAAGACGCTACGACACACCTGTACACGCTTATTGCAAGCCAGTATATGTAGACCCTGCGGAGGTAGTTATTTATGATTGATCCTATAACTGCTGTTGCAATGGCTACAAGTGCTTTCAAGACTGTACAGAAGATGGTATCAATGGGCAGAGAGATTGAAGATACTCTAGGCCAAGTTGGTAAGTGGTACGGTGCTGTTAGCGACTTCAACGAAGCTAAGAGGCAAGCAGAGAATCCACCTATCTTTCGCAGGCTGGTAGCGTCTAAATCAGTTGAGCAAGAAGCGTTGGAGATGTACGCGCACGATAAGCGAATAAAGCAACAAGAAACAGAACTACGAGAATTATTAATGTACACCTACGGCCCTGATGCTTACAAAGAGTTATTAGGTATGCGTAGGAAGATACGAGATCAGCGTGAGAAGACTTTATACGCGCAAGAACGTAGGCGCAAAGCGTTTATCTGGAATGGTGTTTCATTTATTTTTATCAGTATTATGGTATATTCTCTTTATATAATTGGGTCATTAATTTTAGAGAGAATGTAAATGGCAACGGTGCAAGAAGCGTTAATTAAACTAGAAGGGCATGAAAAAGAATGTGCCGTTCGTTACGCGAATATTGAAAAACGGCTTGATGAAGGCTCTGACAAATTTAAGAAAGTCGAGCTTATGCTTTGGGGAATCTACCCTCTCATTATTGGCCTCTTTATCATGGAGCGAATAAATTGAATCTTGCAAGTCTTAAAAGCATAATCAGTGCCGTAGCCCCTACACTTGGTACTGCTCTCGGTGGCCCTCTTGGTGGTGCTGCTGCTCAAGCCATCGCAAGTGTATTAGGTTGCGACCCGGATACCAGATCACTCGAAAAAGCCATTGCCCAAGCTACCCCTGAACAACTTACAGAAATCAAGAAAGCAGAGCTATCCTTTCAGGCAAGAATGAAAGAATTAGAAGTTGACATATTTGCTCTTGAAACTGCTGACATACAAAACGCCAGAACTGTACATGGCAGCGACTGGACTCCCAGAATAATCGCTCTAGCCTGCATTATGTTTTTCGGTGGCTATATATTTATGGTAACTATACAGCCGCCAGAACAGAACTCCGAAGCTGTGATCAACCTAGTCTTGGGTTATCTAGGTGGAATCGTATCTGCAATAACTTCTTTCTATTTTGGTGCGAGTCACAAAGACAAATGAAAACAAGTCAACGCGGCATAGACCTGATTAAGCAGTTTGAAGGCTTAGAGCTTATGGCTTACCATTGCAGTGCCGGTGTTCCTACTATCGGTTACGGACACACCCGCGGGGTTTCCCTGGGCGATAGCTGCACAGAAGCCCAGGCTGAAGCAATGTTAGTTAAAGATCTTGAAGATACCGAGCGGCAGGTAATCTTTTATACCAAGAGCCTTTTAACGCAGAACCAATTCGATGCCCTGGTGAGCTGGACGTATAACCTTGGCGCGGGTAATTTGGCAGCATCTACAATGCTAAAATGTATTAACGCTGGCAAGTGGGACGAAGTACCTGACCAAATGAAGCGATGGGATAAATGTAACGGACAGCCTCTTACCGGGCTAACCCGGCGGAGAAAAGCAGAAGCAGAATTATTTGAGGAGCAGTAAATGGCAAAACTGCCAGAGAGAAAAGTTTTAATACCAGTTAAAAAGTCGTCATCTCAAGGGACTGGTGGACGCGGAAGATCAACCCCTATAGCCACTGCCAACATGAACCGAAGTAAAAAGAAAGATCATAAAGCCTATCGAGGCCAAGGAAGATAATTGATCAAATTCATGGTGATTGGCCTGCCCAGGTCGAGAACAACTTGGATGGCAAATTGGCTAACCACTACAGATACATTGTGTCTGCACGATCCTTTAGCTCATTACACCATCCAAGAGTTAGATAACTACTCTACCGATAAATTGTTTGGGATTTCTGACACTGCCATTCACATGTTTGGTGGCAAGTTAAATTCTCATCCTGCTAAAAAATTAATCATCCATAGACCGTTAATTGATATTAATAAATCCTTGGGCCAATCTTGCGTTAAAGAGGACAGCAAAACACTTCTTGATGACATAAAAGGAATGCATGTTGACTACTGTGACCTAAATAGGATGGGAAAGGATATATGGAGCTTCCTGATAGGCTCTAAATTCGATTCTGAGCGATTTAGACAGCTAATTGGCATGAGCGTACAGCCTCATTTTTCTGAGCTTAAACCGATAAATAAGGCCAAAATACAGGAATGGTTAGGTAGAAACTAAAAACGCCCCGAAGGGCGTTCTTATAGGTCATCTTTTGCTATTGCTAATAGACCGATTATTGTTACTACTATGCCGTAAAATACCACTTGCAACCTCCTAATTAATTGGAGGTGCATATTACAGTATGTATTACAGTATATATAATTCCTTATTTGCATGACTTATATATCTATATTGGCATATCTATTTCTTAGTTTCTTGCTCGTCCTCAGAAAACTCAATCAACACTTGTTCTTCATCTTTTTTCTGTGGCTTTCTAAATATGGCATCAAAGTTAGAGTTAAATTTATCCTTTGTAATTACCATTGGTCTTGCTTTATCGCCTTTACCGCTCATAAATCACCTGCAAGTAATTTTTCCAAGCACATCAGTTCTACATACTGTGCCATCTGTTCCGCGTACATTACCTAGAACATCAGTCCTGTAGGTAACTCCAGTAGAGCTTTTAACATTACCTAGTACATCAGTTCTGTAAGCAGTTCCATTTGAAGCCCGTACTGTACCCAACACGTCTGTTTTCCATGTCACACCTGTTCGGCTGTCCCTAGATGTGCCAAGAACATCAGTCTTAATAGTTCCTGATTCACCAGTATCGCAACGGTAGTGAGTGTTACCCAACACATCCGTGCTATAGGTGCAAGCTGCTTCTGCGTAATTAACCCATACAAGCATAGCCAGGACAAAAAGTACCACGGCTATAATTTTAGTCTCACGGAGTTTACCCTTGTTATTTGTTTCATTAAGTAAACGATCTGCCAATTTGTGCGCTTCAGTTATCATTTTTTTCGCCTTCTGTCCGTTTTCCCATTGTTTTTGTTTGTCTGACACAATTAACATAGCACCGTAAAACAATATTAACAATACTATTATAATAATTATTGATAAAAAAGATTCCATTATATTTCCCCTATTCTGTATTTTTCGATTTTTATACGTTCTTCTATTTCACTCCTAAAAGCTATTACATCTGCTTTATGGAGCTTTGGTGGTGGCATGTAGGTCAACTTTTCCATTGCCTTAAAGCGTCTGAGTCCGTATGTATCAACCATAAAATCCCTGTAACGCTCATTTGTTTGACCATCTCCCATCAGGAACCGATTGCACCTGGTACATTGTGGGTGGATGTTCTCCTCAAATAATTTTAGCCTTAGATGTCGTCTGCTGAAATAATGGCCGCCATCAAAGTCTTTATAATGACCTGTGACCCCGCATGTAACGCAAGAACAATAGCCGTTGTCATCTGAAGCCTTTAATCTGACTAACCTTTGAATTAACTTGGCAGCCTCGTCTATTTCTTTCGCCAGTGTTCTAGGCTTTCTCTTTGCCATTTTTTTTCTCTTCCATAATTAGGAAATCAACGTACTGCTTGATCTTTTCAAGAGTCTCAACGCCGCCCTTATTCCTCCACCGGGTAATGTACTTAACTACGTTTCCCTCGCAGAAATCCAGTTTGTTAGCCATGATGTATTCTATTGGCTGTATTGCTTTATTCTTGTAGTGGTCGCCGCCGACCTGCGTATCAAGTGGATTCATTCGTCTTCTCCAATATCGACCTGCACCACGTCAGGGGAGCTAAGATTGCACCTTGGACACATGCCGTAAGCAGAATCATCATCACCAAGCCAATACTCAAGG